TCAGACGTAAGCTGTTACTTGCCTTCTCACGAGGAGTCAGTTCCTTAGCTGGAATAGCTCGGTTCATTGGTTTACTTGCCATTGTTACTTATCCTTATAAACTACATGAGGAACTTGACGGACTGTAGGGAATTGTTCCATGAACTCCTCCCGTGTAATATCTGTACCGATGTGAACTTCCTCAAAGAACTGGCCTTCACGAATGAAGCGTTCCTTGAGTTGTTTACACGCTGGACAGTTGTCTTTAGTATAAACGACAGCCAGCATTAGATTTCACAGCCGCCTGCTGTACAAGCGAGTGTCTGAGCACCTTCTACGTTATCTGTATTTTCCATGAACTGTTCCCAGTTAATGCCTTTAGGCATAATTGCTAACATCTCTTCGTAACCTTTCTCATCAAAGGACTCATAAGGAGCCTGTCGATATGTCCCTCCATCCATAGGTAAGAAGCTAACACCTGTGATTTCATCAAAGTTCTTCCAGCACCATGCTCCTACTTCAGGCCACTCATGTTCCAATACCGAGATTGTAACAGAAGGCTTGTGCTCACAGTAGTGACGTTGATACACCAACCACAACTTCAAGTGCTGGATAGCACTCAAGTCCTCACGAAGCACAGCACCATCAGCAACCTTTACAGGGAAGCTAAACACTGTTGTGCTATCAGGCTTCATCACACAAGGCTCAGAAGGGAATCCTTGAGACTTCAAGAAGTCAGTAAGGGGATCTTTGTTGTCAGAACGAACACGACGAACATAGTACTGAGAATGTTGAGGATGGATACCACTAGCAGTACTTGTAAGTTGTGAAACAGTTCCTTCAGGCTTGATAGCTGTGATAGCAACTGAACGGTTAATACCGATTGAATCAGCAAACTCAGCGTTAACACTAACAGCAACATCTTTTAATCCTTCCAAGATACCGGCAAGTTCAGGGTTATCAGGGTTATTCAACAAAGAATTATCCATAATACCAGTCATAGACACACCTAGCAAACGCTCCTCTTCAGTGTTTGTCTGCCACACTTTACGCAAGTATGGGAAGTTAGTCATCGTCGATTGGAATGTCCCGAGAATAGTTGCCATAGCCACCTTATCCCGAAGTCGATCCAAAGTATCATCGCTACGCACAATAACACTGGAAAGATTGCAAAACTGATAAGGGCGAAGAATAATTTCAGAGCAGGGGTTAGTACCCCATTCTTGATTAGGCTTTCGTCGACCATTCTTCGCAACTTGAAGTTCTGAAGCATAGCGATTAAAGATTCCGCGCTCTCCCGAATGACTTTCATAAATGCTACTCCATTCACGCATAAACTGCCCAACATCAGGCTTTACTTCATACACTGCACTGTTGTTAGCCAGAGCACGTTGACCATTACCATCCCACCAGTTACCTGCCTTAGCGTGAGCCATACGGTCATCACCCAAGTCAGACAGAGAGATCATAGCGGATCTACGCACCCCACCAACCACGACGACCTCTCCGATCTTGCAGAGAATATCATGCGCTTCGAGAGAAGTGAGCTTGCGACCTGATGCCGCTTTAAATTTGTTAACAACATACTTGAATAGTTCGACAAGCGGTTCGGGCCCACTTGCACGACCACCAAAAGTCTTGAGTCGAGTCCCTGCCGCACGTACAGCAGATACGTCCCACTTAGGCGCTTCTCCAGCATATAGCAAGGAGATAACTTGTCGCAATGCCTTAGCCCAGCCTTCTTTGGAGTCTTTAACGACCACCACAGTGTTGCTATCATACAACTTCTCTGGAATATCTGGCAACTTGTTAACATATTTTTGCTCCACACTGAAACCCACACCTGTACCGCACAGGAGAATGTACATAGCCTCATCAAAGCCTTTAGGATCATCAATAGGCAGATAAGAGCAGTTGTAGCCTGCGATGTTCTGACGCTCCAAGGCATCACCTGCTGTCATGATGCTACGCATAGACGGCACAACATCAAGGTTAGTCACGGCAGTCTGAAGCTTGTCACGTAGTTCACCTGTCAGTGTGTAGTCGTGGTTTTTCTTCAGGTGCTTCTCCATGAAGTCGAAGTATCGAGCTACTGTCTCAGGCCAATGCTCACGGCGTCCTTTATCATCCAAGAACCGTGCATATCGGCTCTTAGCAATGTAGTGGTTGTATGGTGTCATGGTAAAACTCATTATTCAATTTCCTTTAGTAAATATTCTTGTTTATCTTCAATGTAGTCCTCAAAGCGATCTACGATGTCATCACTGCGGATCTCTAACAGTTCCAGCAGTGTGACTTCGTCAACACGTTGAAGCTTCTCTTTCAGCTCTTCAAACGTCAGATTCATACGCATCAATCAGCTTATCCAAGTACCATCGAGCTTTCTTCAAGTCTTCAACACCGTTCTTGTCCATGAAGCGCATCAAGTATTGCATCATCTGTACATAGTCAGCTACGAATAACCCACCGTAGTCACGAGAAACCGGAGGAATCTTATTTACCAGTTTCTCAATGACATCCCGTACCTCAATACCTTTCTCATGGAACAACATATAATGCAGAGGCCTGCTAACTGGATCATACTGTATCCCGAAGTCCTCTTGAGTCACTCCATTAGCACCTTTTGCAAACCAATCATCAATAGCTTCCTTCAAAGGTCGTGAAGCGTGTGAAGTCATATACAAATCTCCCTTTACATAGTTAGAGTAACCTACACAGGCTGCACAAGGAGCTGAAAGGTCTTTGTCCATGAGTGCATAGAAGCAACTGTTACACTTGTTTTCCATACTTACGCTCCAAGTATTCAATTGATAACATCATCTCATCAAAGCCACCGTCCTTGACGTCATTTAAGACAACCAAGCCACGCCAGTGTCGATTTGATAATTGATCCATGTAGTCTTCATCATGTAGATAGTAGCTACCAGCGATGATACCGCAAATAGGTTTCCCGTCAGCACGTTTACCATAGGCAATCTGTTTTCCTTGTTGATGACCAGCCACGACAGACATATGAAGCTTATTGATGAGAGCACTAGCAGTACCAGCAGGCCGTCCCATCGCCCCGACAGGCCAATAGTGATTAAAGCCAACACCATTGATAAAGACAGGATGGAGAAAGCTATGGACTTCCCAATCCTTGTCATAAGCGAGATCTTTAACACTGATCAATCCTTCAAGTGTAGGGTTATTGTTCACAGCTCGGTCAATACGATTCTCATGGTTCCCCAGAGTCAGCACCATACGAGGCTTGTAAACCTTCTCTTTGTTCTTCTTCTGCTTACTCTGAAGGTCACGCAAAGGCTGTAGAAGCTTCTTCATAGCCTCCTTAACAACCTCTACATCTTTCTTATAGCGAAGACCTTCAAAGTACTTAGAACCTTTAACATCGTGTGTCGACAGTGAAGGCATATCGGCAAAGTCACCAATGTTGACTACAACATCTGGTCGATACTCACAGATAGCCTTCCCCGCCCACTCAAGATGCTCCAAAGGAACTCCTTCTTTGACCTGAGCGTCAGGGATGACTAAAATCCTCATCAGTCTTCATCCTTAGTGAAGTATTCACCCGTCCAAGGGTCAAGATAGTCATGGTGATTATCATACAGCGTACTCAACCACTTAGGCTCTTCCAATCGTACTTGATTCTTAATGTCATAGCCAAACACTGACTCTAAGAACTTTACATAGCCGTCCATGCACTCATGCCACGTAACTCCGGGTGTCTCAATGATTTTCGTATACGTCTTGCCATTACAATCAACGTAAGAGAACCCAAACACTTGCATAATCTCTTCTTTATCGTTCATCGCCAGATCCTTTCAAAGTATTGTTCACTTGTCGCTGTGCAAGCTTCTTCAAGTTCTGACTTGCAATGTCAGCCAAGCTCCAGCCCATCACTGTAGACAGGCCAGCGATCTGCCAGAACACATCACCAATTTCCTTTTGCATACCTGCTTCGTCCAAGACACCATCTCGAATCCACTTGGCATACTTACCTGCCACTTCGCCAGCTTCAGAGGTAAGGTTAGATACCATGTAAGCAGGGTTCTTAGCAGTCTCTAGCGCAGTCTTAAAAGCCAGCTCTTGGTATTCTTCAATCAACATACAGGGTTACTCCAGTTAGCGACAACAAAGGATAAAGTAAGATACTTTGTAGTATCTCCGGGGTGCATATATCGAGTCACTTCAAAGCCACCAGAGCCTGTCATGAACTCAGGACTCGGATCAGCAGTGTAGGCAATCTCCAATAAGTATCGAGCCATGCGACGAAGCTCTCCGATAGACACTTCTTTGTCAACGCTATCGTGATACGTCCACTCAAGAAAGTCCATAACCTTCTTGACCTTATCAAAGTCAAACTCATCCAGCAAGTCTTCAACCTGTTCAATACGCATTATTCAACTCCTGTGCATAAAACAATTCTTTAACAGCAGGGAACTGCTCACAAACGATCAGCTTAACCTGCTCCGCTACCTCACGATGTTCCTTCTGCGTAGCCTTGTCACAGCGAATATCCACATAGTGAAGCCAACTGCGCAGATTACCCGCCATGTACATACGACTCATTGTCAAGCCTTCAGGCAACAGCTTACGAGCTTGCTCCTTAGCCACTCCTTTAGCCAATGCCATGTTGTACATTAACTCAGCATCATCACGCACACGCTTTTGAGCTTGAAACCACCAGTGGTGCATATCAGAGTCTCCTACCTCAATGCTGTTCTGTCGATTACGAACATCTTGCAAGCGCACCTCAGACAGTTCAAAGCCTTGTACAGCAGCATATCGCTGAGAGAACTCTTGGAAGCTGAAGCTACGGTGTCGCAAGATCTGACGAGCAATATCACGAGTAGTCTCAATCTCCAAGGACAAGTGTACCATCTCCAGAGGGGACCAGTGTTTGTTCTTAATCAGATACTTCAGTAACTTAGGCCCGGACTCGGTGGCATACTGGTTGTCTGGATTAGAGACACGAGCCATGTACGCAAGAAGATCTTGAGCATCTTTGATACCTTTTTCAACAAGTCCCGGTGCAGGGACGGAATAACAAACCAATGATACTTTACTCAACGTCAATCCTTTCGTAACCTTCAATGGTAATCCGTTCATGTCCCATTAGACGTTCTTTTAAAGTATCCCATACATCTAGTAACTTTAAAAAGTCTACTTCCTTTTGTTCAAAGTCATACACTATGTATCGGTCTTCTACTTTAGCTCTCATTGATCCACTCCTCTACGTTCGTTAAGCCACTCACCGGGAATAGTTTTATCAGCAAACTTGTAGCCGTTCTTCCTGCACCACATAGCATACGTAGTCTTAGACGCTTTGCTTATACGTGCATTGGAATTGCTAAAGACAAATCTAATATCGAGTTCAGGATTATGTTTCTTAACCAACAAATGCTTCTGACGATCAGGCGCTAAGAAGCGCCCTTTAGTCTCCACAATGATCCCGTTTGGAAGCTGGAAGTCAGGAGTGTACACATGAGAGGAAGCAGGTTTAATGTATTTCAGCTTAACCTTCTCGTATGTGTACTCAATCCCTAATTTATCCAACTGTTCCGCTACTCGCTCTTCAAGTCCTGACCTGAATCCGTACTTAATTGCAACTTGTTTGGCGGTTGCCATATCTCTCCTTCATAACGTCTCAGCCATAGTAGCTGTCCTTGTTCAGTAAAGTATTCCATCGTATGTCCCAGTTCTTCATACTTAGTCCACGCCGCTTGGAGTAACTCTTCTTTAGTCTTCGCGTCTTGGAGAGCTTTAGCTGCCTTCTTAGGGCCAATTCCCGCCAAGCATGGGATATTGTCAATCCTATCTCCAGTGAGAAGTTGCGTTGCAAACGACTTATACGCTGTGAACTCATCGACATAGTATCTCTCATCTCGAACAGGATTGTAGTGCCATCCCTGAAGCTGATCTAAGTCCTTATCCACATGAACAATCCAGCACTCATCCAAGAGTATTGTAGAGTCCATAGCAACTGTATCATCAGCTTCTTCGCCAACTGTAATGATAGCATCGTGACGCTTGACTAGATGCTCACGTAGCGCATCGTAGTGCTTAGGCCTCAATACATCCTTACGGTTGCCTTTATAAGGGACTGTCTTGGCAATGTCATAACGGTAGTTAGATTTACCTGTGATCCAAGCTAGATAATGATCAGCTTTGAGTTTCACGTAGATAAAGTCTTCTAACCACTCCGTTAATCGTGCTTTAGCGATGCCCACTGGCTCATCTTCCGTACTGAAGCCAATACGGTAGACCAGCTAAAGGAAATCAGCGTCCACTAGCGCAATCTTAGGATCATTTGACTTCATTTTTACCTCCTTCAAAGTGACGGATGCGATGGCAGTTCGCGCAGAGAAGAACGCACTTTGATAGTTCTTTCTCAATTTCAGAAAAATTCTTTCGACGCAAGATATTTCCTAAGTTATGTTCTTTTTCTGTAGGATCAAGATGGTGAAAGTCATAAACAGACAAAGGAAACTTTCCTCCACAGTCATTACAAACACCTCCTAAATAATCTACAGCTCTTTGTTTCTTTTCAAGCCCATCACGATTTACCCTTTCATTCCTATCTTTTATCCAAACGGCATCATGCTTTACTTTAGCGTAATACTCGCGAGAGCGAGCGTTAGAGCAGTCTTTGCAAGTATGGCAATTAGTAGAGAATAAACTAATATCTTTGATGGTAGAACAAGCCTTACAATACCGCTGTCCTTGTGGTACTTCTTTACCGTCCACAAGAAAAGTGTATTCTAATACTCGTCCTTTTTCGTCTCGTTTAGTAATCTTACGTTCAGGTTTCATTACAACTCCAATAAAATATAAAGATGCCTTAATTATACACTATTGGAGCTGTCTTGTCAAGAACTATTTACAGGATGTCTGAGTCATCTTCGCCTTCAGCGTCACCACCATAGACAACCAAGTCAGTCACGATGATCTTACCGATGGACGGAGCAGCGCCGAACTTAGCTGACATCTTGTGGCGATAGGAGCCAACCAGAGCAGTGATCTTAGTACCATTACCGATCTTACTGATGTCCACTGGATTACCTTCAGTGTCCACAGGCTCAAACACAAACTTGGACTTGCCAACAATGTAGTTACCCATTGTGTCTTTGTTCTTGATCACGATACCCAAGCCTTTAAGAGCCTCGCAAGCCTTGTCAGAGAGCATACCGACTGTACACTCATACTTGGTGTTGTCTTCGTTGAACTTGGTATTGAATTCCTTCATCCAGTTAGCCCAGAAGATTTGACCTGCGATTTTGACTGGTTTGTTATCCATGATTTAATTTCCTATTTAAAATGTTGATGCCGTCTTTCCGTGCTGTCATTATTGGTGCGAGTAGAGGGTCACGATCCCTCAATCCTTCTCAGGCGGCAGATTTTAAGTCTGCTGTGTATACCAATTCCACCATACTCGCGTCTTGCATATATTATAGCAGCGTTCAACACAAAGTCAAGCACTGTTACAATTATTTTTCAGATAGGGACAGAGCCCACATTCTGGTTGATAAAGCCAGCAAAGAGTTTTATTCTTTACTTCTTTGCAGTCTTCATCAAAGTCAGAACATATAACTTCTGTCTCACTATCAGTGTGTTTCTCTCCAGTTTCTACCAATTTTGTACTCCCCATCCAAAGGACATCGAAGTTTATAGTGTTCTCCTGCTTCAATTATACTCTGTTTAAAGGCTTTACCAACCTCTTCAGCAATATCTTTAGGGCATTCTAGCTGGGCTTCATCGTGAACATTGGCGACATACTTAACAGGCCAGTTATTAGCCCTTCGTTTGTTGTCAAAGATCACTAGAGCCTTCTTCATCACGATTGCCCCCGCACCTTGAAGTAACGAATTGAGGGCAGCGTGTTCTGAGCGAACCCAAATACGTCTCCCATCAAGTCCGGGAACCCAT